GTTAGTAACTGCTTGTTTTAGTTCTACGCCAACTGTTAAAGTTTCTATTTTTCCACTAGTAGCCAAATATGGAAAGCTAAATGTAATACTAGTTAATTCACTAGGAACAACCTTCATAGATCTGTTAGCACTTTGTCTGTAGTATACTCTAAAATTACCATTTGGAATATTTCCAAAAGTACCATCAGCAAATACTAAACTAATCTGATCGTTGGCTCTAGTTTGCACAACATAAAAGTTTCTAATTTTTTTATTTACACTGTTGTATATTGCATTATTACCTTCAATTGCATCTACTTGAGTCCATAAAGTTTCCGGATTACCGTTTTCGTCAAGTTGATATAACCATACATCAGAATTATTAATGTCTTGTGCGTCGATTGCAATTACTTGATTTGATGTTGGGTTGCTAACATTAAAATTAGCAGACTGCATTGTACCCTGTCTAAAGTGTAAAAAGTATCCTGTGTTTGCACTGCTAGTTCCTCTACCATCTTCTCTATAAAGAAATGCTAAATTATTTCCAGGTACTGGATTCTCTTCCTTAATTTGGGAGGTATTAGAATTAACGTCAGTTGATACTATTTCAAATTGTGTTTGAAGTCCGTTTACGCCCTTTGCGAAACCAAAGACCGGAACATCTGAATTAGTAGATCTAAATCTATATTGTTGTGTTAGTACTCCGTCAACTTGTAGAGACTTTGCTGGTTTTCCAACTGTGTTGTTTCTAGGCAGGGCCGCATTAAGAACCCGTCTAAACTGTTCTGTCCAATTTATGTTGCTAGGGTCGTTCCAAATAATAGTTTGGTCAGATAAGTTAATGCCGTTACTATCAATTATTTCTTCTGTAGTTGCTACTGTCTCAAACTTAATAAGACCGTTAGCGGCTTGATTACGCTTTGCATTATAAGACAACATGCGTGCCATGCGGAGAACTGATTCTCTACGCTCTGCAAGTTCTAAGAAGTTTTCTCTTGCATTCAAGTCAACTCTATAACTAATATTTTGCCCAAGGAAGGCAATCATATCAATTAGTGCAAGATATTCTGATGTGTCAATATAATCGTTAAAATCTTCAGGATAGTTATTCCTTAGATATGTGATCATTGATCTTCTTAATGTGTCAAAGTCATAGCTACGAAACTCTGCATTTCGGAAACTTTGGTAGACTTTTGTCCAGTCTTCTGCAAGTAGCAGTCTATTCTGTCTGTCGGTTGATGACATCGGTTATCCTTATCTAATCTCTACAAGTATTTATTGAAAACAATAAAGCTAGTAGTTAATTCGGCTATATTAATCCAGCATCTTTATCAAACTGCATTTGCAAGGATTCGCTAATATTATATGTTAAATATGTAACTGTACACTCGATCTGAAGACCCGATTCATACTCTGATACTAGTACATTGTCAGCAATCGTTCTTGGATCATAGTTTATAATGTTTGTAACGTTTGCAGTAATTGCTTCTTTAAGCTGGGTTGTCAACGGCTCGTATAAAGCCTCCCAAATAATACAACCAAAGTTAGGATCAGATAATTTTTCACCTTGCCTAATGTTAAAATGATTAAGCAAATTTTGTTTAATTACTGCTATGTCATATTGTTGGAAGGAATTGTTTCCCGGATTGACTGTGCTAAATCCCCTATAGGCTTTTTGGCCAATAGCAGGCTGTGCTTGTTTAGCTGTTGTTACTTTAATTTGTTTATATAAATCTGTGGCCATACTGTATTTACCTTTAATAAGGATACCCGTTTGCACGAAGTATTTCTAACGCCCAAGGATAATTTGGAAGGCTGGTCCTACTACCATTGCTTCCCCATGCAACTTTTGCTCCGCGAATATCTATATGAGTAAAAGTATTATAAACGCCAATAGCAGTAAACCCATTGTCAATCGCCGCTTGTATAAAATCTTTTCTCTGTTGTGTTGTCAACCCAGTTTGCACAATATCTGTTGCGTTTCCTAGCATGTGTTGACTTTTTTTTGCTCCGCCTACATTTGCATTATATTCAGGTGAACGATATCCGCTAGTTACTTGTAGCTGATAACCTACCTGTTGCGATACGCCTTCTAGATTAGTAACAACTTCTGGTTTTACTCTTGAATCAACGTGTGATAACCATCGTATATACTCTCCGTTAGCATTACTAGGCTGATCACTAGGTGTTTCAGTTTCAGCACTGTTTGCATCAATTGGTCCTGAAACATTATTAACAGGACTTACATTGGCATATCTGTTAGCAGAACCTCCAACAACTGTTGCAATGCCACCGTCACCATATTCTGTTCCTTCATTTTGGTCAGGGTCAACACCGTTAGCTTCTTCAACAACTCTGCCTGCTAATATGTCAAGTGCTTCTACTTCTGGCCTACTAAAATTAGTTACTCCGAGTACTATAGCAACTGCGTCTGCGGCATCACCTACAATAACATCACTGCTACCTGTAGCTGTGTGTCCACAAACCGTATTTCCATCACCTGCATTGCATACTGCTATGCCGCCAATAAAAACATTATTAGACCCAGCAATAATATTTTGAGGAATATGAGGTGGCACTCCGTGTCCTGCTACACCATCATTATCTACAATTACTAATTCTCCATTAGCAAAAACAGTTGCCCGGCTTGGTATTAAGTCTCCTCCTGATGTATCGTTATTTCTGCTTATTCCTGGCATTAACTAATCTCCAATGTACCACTTCCCGGAGGAGGTGTTGTAGTTAAACTTGATAACGGAGTTAGTTCGCCGTTGAGTAGTTTTTGTAAGAAGCCTTGACCAATGCCAACACGCTTTGCAGTTTCTGATCCGCCTTGTCTAGCATATCCAACTGCCCTTGCAAATTGTCCACCTAAGCTACTCATACTAGAATCAGCCCAATTAATTGACTTACTTGTAAGATATGCTACAGCTAATTTGTTTGCCACTTCTGGATCATTTGCTAGGTCTGGATTGTCTACTACATTAACACCAGCTTTGCCGCCATATGTTTCGTAGTTGCCTTTAAATGTTAACTGAATGAGTCCGCGGCCTCTATATTTGTAACCCTCGTCACGACCATTGCCGTAACGACCACCGTAAATTGTATTACCAATAGCGGGTGGGCCTGCGGCCGCAAGTTCCTGTGCAAATTGATCTGATTTAACACGGCTCGGAAATACTTGACGCAATCGTCTTGCACTATAATTTAAGTTTTCGCTTTGTGGTTTGAATCCGCATTCACGTTGTACTTGCGCCATCGCCATTGCAATAGCTTGTGCATTTCCTGGATTAACAGGATCAGTTGCACTTGTTAGTGTTAGTCCTTGTTTCTGCATTAATGTATACAAGAAGAATCGTTGCATATCGTTGACTGGTACAGGAGCGGCTGGTTGTTGCCCTACTGGCTCATCTTTACCTAGCACGACTTGTTGCGGTGCCGGTACTGTTCTAGTTTGTCCTGTTTCGGGATCTGTAACTTGAACAGTACCAATGTTTGCTACAGTTGGACCTGACAGTTCATTAATATTTGGTGATGCATCAGCTTCGTCATTAACAAGTGTATTAACTTGTCTAATAGCGGGAGGGGGTGATGTAATACTTTGTGTTAAGTTAGGAACATGGGCTAATGGATTTAAATTTTCATGACCGTTCCAAGGCTCTCTAGTTGGAACACGCTTTGGCCATTTAGCGTATGCTGATTCTGCGGCTCTTGTTGCACTTGCAGTAACTGGTACATTTGCTATTGCCGTGCCGTCTTTATCAACTACTTGACTAGATGCGTCTTCTGTTACCGGTGTAGTAAATGTATCGCTAATGCTGTCTGCCGAGTCTGATGCTGAAGCAACTATTGCACTATTCATATGGATTTGACCAGATGCTGTTTCAGCATGATTCCCTCCAGACTTAATTTCAGTGTTAGCTCCTGCATCTAATTTATTATTTGTAGCACTTTTAATTTGTGTTGTTGCACCGCTTGTTAATTTATTATCACCTACTGTGTTTAAATTGTATGCTCCAGAAACAGTTTGTCTATAGTTGCCTGCAACCTTACTACTAAATTCTCCGTTAATAGCAACCGAGCCGTTTGCCGCTACTTGTAAACTATAGTTGCCTGTAACAGTCTTAGTATCACTGCCTTTAATTTGTATGTTTTGATTAGCACCAACTGCTAGTGTATTGTTTTCACCGATCCAAGTATCATTTTTATTACCAACAAATACCTTTTTATCAATACCTACTTTTGTATCCATGTTATCCTGAGCAGTAACAAAATGATCTCTACCAGCATTAATATTAAAATCTCGTTTAGCAGAATAGTTAATGTCTCTGTCTGCGTGAATATTTACATCGTTGCCTGAACGTAAACTAATACTATCATCTGCAAATATATCAATTTTACCTTGCGAGGTTAATTCAATCCAGGCACTGCCATTTGCATTACCTATGTAAATTAAGTCTTCAGTATTATGTAAAAGTATTTGGTGTCCAGTTCTAGTTTTTAATCTAATGTGTTCATTAAATGGTAATCCAACATTTCCTTTAGAAACATTTTTTGGAGTTTTTTCAAGATCAAAATACTTTGCAGGACTGTCTTTTGCAAGTCCTGCACGAATAAGTGTAGGATCTCCATCGTCCATAGTAAACGCTGATCCACCGAGTCTACTTTTATAATATTCAATGTGTTGGCCTTTTTCACCGTATTTTCCTTTAGGTGCACCGTCACGCTTGTCTAATGGGCCCGGAGTATTCCATCCATATACTGTATTTGGAATATCTCTTCTAGAACTTGTAGTTGTTAATCCTCTAATAATATCATCAATTAATCCTTGTTTAGAAAGCACATTAACCATAAAAGGATTATGTGGCCTTGGAAACTTATCTGGATCATTTCCTTTGTTTCTATCTTTAGGATCAAGTTTGTTATACTCACCAACTGGCAAATCTTTATTTTTAAATTGAGTTGTAAGTGTATCCTGTATTACATTTGAAGCCTTGTCTGCTGGACTTCCTGCCGGAACTTGAAAGTTCATATAATCATCTTGCACACAACCAATCCAATATCCTTGGTTTATTTGTCCTTCAGCAAAAATGACCAATACCTTAGATCCTGGATCAGGCGGAACTGCCCAAAACCCATAGCTTTGTTGTGTTGCCGCATAATCATCATTTTTTGAACTAGCATCTAAATCTGTTACTCCGTAAAACGGCATACAGTATCTTACTGTAACTAATTGTCCAGGTTCGTATCCTGCATCATTTGAACTTATTGTATTTGTAAGAAGTTCTACTTTTAAGGAACCCTGTCGTTTAGCATCTAAATGACTAACTACTCTTGCTAAGAACGGCCCCGGAGGCATCTGCCCATTAGGAGCACCAGCAGACCTTTTATCTCTTGAGTTGGCTGGTAATTCACGTGGTTGTGTCATTAATTATTATTCCTCATATTAGATTGTTGCCGCCGAACTTATCCTTCACCACCGTCTGTGCAGTGCCGCTTGCCTGTTCGTATTCTGATTGGAGTTTATTCTGTACTGCCGCCTGTGCCGATTTTAGGTCTGCGACTTTTTTAGCTGTTTCAGCTAGTGATGGTGGCAATGTGCCAGAAGCCTTTGCTAGTTTTGATCCAGATAATTCATTAAGGCCGGCTTTTTTCAGTTCAACTGGGTCTAGTATACCATCACCGTCTGCGTCAGCATTAGCAAAGTTGTAGTACGCATTATCGTCACCGTATTTTTCTAAAATTTCAGCTACTTTCGTTTCTTGCTCTTGTGCTGGTGTTTGTAGTAATTCTTTATTATCAGGTGCTACGTCTTTTGCTTTAAAGTTTGGACGTTTTACTAGATCAATTTCTTGTGTGAACAAATTTCCATTAAACATATTTCTTACTGTTATTACTCTATACAATCCACTAAAGTTAGCAACACCTAACGCCGAGCCGTCCATGCTATAACCGCCAGTATTGTCATTTATATCAATCGGTGTTTGGAAATTCATTAATATGTCAACTTCTCCGCTTTGATGATTCATTGTTCCGTCAGCATTAATATTGTAATACGCTGTATTTTCAGAATTATAATTTCCTATACCACTGTCTGCAATATAATACGGATCTCCTAACACTTTAATCTTCATTGAAATTAGATCAGATTCACTATTCATCACTGCTTCGTTAAACTGTCTTGCTAGTTTAATTGTTGATGTCTCAATCATAGCGCCTGTTCCGCCGCCTTGTGTCCCGGATCCAATAATTCGTTTAAGTTTTTTATTGTCTGAAAGATTTGTACCAGTGAAGGTTGCTCCCATATTGTACTCAGGATGTCCTGGTGGTGGTCCTCCTGATTTTTGATCATTCGCGCCGTCTAGTCTATTTGAATCAGATGCTATTGCCGCATAAAATTGATTATCAAACTGAATGTCAAATTCAAGAATGTCTTTGTTTAATCCAGTGTACATATAGTTGTAAGACTTTACTGCTTGCTCAACTACTTTGTCGTATCCAGCCGGTGGTGAATTTGGCATTTTAAATACACTTGAGTGTACTCTGTACGGTAGTACTTTATAAAGATAAATTCTAGGGTGCCTACTGTGCTTTGCTTCAAACTTTTTATCTTCTATTATATACACACTAGTTTCAATTCTAAACCAATCTATAAACCCGTCTTTTTTCATGGCCGCAGTATCTGCTAACCTTTTTCCAAAATCACTTAATAACACTAGTTCTTCTAAAATTCGTTGTATTTTTGTACCACGAGTAAATGTAATTGTACGCTGTGTTGGATTAATCTTTGTTGCGCCTCTTTCCAGTAATTGTGTTTCTGGATTCAGTGCAAAATTAGAAAAGCCATACGGTGATTCACCGCCGCTCAACGGATTTTCTGGTAATATTTTTCTTGTGCCAATTTCACTTACATCACCTTCAGAACCTGTTAATATCTTTTTAAGTGCTTGGCTCATATTACTACGTTTTAAACTGTATCCAAGTCTGCCGTCTACAATTTTTTTTTCTACGTCTTGTCTAGTTTCGGTCATACTTACATCATCAAAGTTGTAAGTTATACC